TTGTGTAAACTTAATGCCTGATACTTGGGCTGTCGTATAAACTGTTGATACTTCTATAGGATTAGAGCTACCATCAACAACAGTTCCGCCGTCTTTATGTATTCTAAAATATTCATTACCAAATTCTAAAACATATGCTTGCTCTACGTTAAATTCAAAAGGAATTAATCTTGTAAAGTTTGCACTAGCTTTGACTGTGTTTACATATTTAGTGCCTGGTCTACGACTAGCACCACCATGAGGATGTATAATAAAATTTTGTAGTTTTTTACATCCATTAAAATATTTACTTACGTCTGTTCTACCTTCCAATCTAGGCGATAGTTCGCCAGCAGTAAAATTGTTAAATGGAGGTGAAGCCTTGGCCATCTATAATCTCGCATTTACAAATGTGTTTGCTGAAATAACCTCGCTATCAGCTATGCTTGAAGTATTAGTTGTGTTGCCTTCTGTTGCATCAACAAATCTAGCTTCTTTGAGTTTATCTCTGTAAAGAGTTGCAAACTGCGAAGCTAACGTAATGCTGCCAGACAAGGGATAAGCTATATCTGCGGCTAAAGCTGCAACAATAGTTTCCAATAATAGCGTATCATATTGATTTGGATCAGTGATTTTACCAACAAACACTACATTTAATGTGCTTTCATCACACAGTATCTTGCGACCTTCAATTTCAAACTTAATATTTGGATCTGAAAGTTTTAATACTCGCAGACAGAATGGATCTGTAGGAAGCGTAAATTGTTTTGCAAAAGTGAAACTGGGAGTAGTTGCATCAGCTGCTAAAGTTTGTCTGGTAATTAAACTATTCCAAGGATGAGATCTAAACACGCCATCTCTTACAAATTCATAACGCTGGTTACATATCCTAGCAGCCTTACTATCTTCAGTAAGCGAAATTATATTAGATGCGCCTATCTGATTTAAAGCCGAGTTACATATATCTACTA